CCCACCGCTTTCAATAGTAATATTATATCTAACGCTTACTCTCCTATCGCCCAGCAAAATTAGGAATTCATTATGGAAGACTTATCTTTAGTTTTAACAAATGATTTAATCGAGGCTCTTAAAAATAGATACGACCATTTTATTTTTTCTGGAATAAAATTAAAGAGTTCTCAAGGAAAAGATTGGTATCATACAGAATTTAATTCAAGTTATACAATATGTTTAGGATTATGTGAGGTTGCAAAAGCGGACATTCTAAAAGATTTAGAGAAGAACGATAATCTCAAGGATAGTTATGAAAGCAGGGAAAATATTTAATCAATCCCAGCAAAATACAGAATTTAATGCTTGAGACATTACTCGACAGAAATAATCAGCCAATAACTCCAGGTGATACCGTAGAAATCTGTAGTGTCTTTGAAAAAGAATACCCTGAAAGAAAAAGTTGGCGCACACAGTATAAAGTTTACGAAAAGGATAAAAAGTTATTGATAGATATGGAACACGCTTCGGGCATAGAATTGTGGATATTCAGCAAAGAGCAAAGAGAAATAGTTAAACTATGAAGGGAAATCCTTATCAATGTTATAAAGGAAGCGTTACTTTGAAACCAATGACAAAATTCCCTTGCGTCTATATGTCCCCAATCTACAAATGTCCTTACGAAAAGGGTTGTTCGGTTGCAAGCGGACATTGCTTTTGCAAAAGGAAAGCAGATTACTGGGAGAAGGAGGAAGATGACGAATAGAGATATTCAAGAATTCAAGAAGGAGGCTAATTGGCTAAAAGAACTTTATAAGTCAAGGCAATTAGACGGGCAATTAAAATGCGTAAGATGTTGGGAATATGATTGGCTTTCTCCAAATGGATTGTGCGGAAGGTGCATTGGATTATTGAGGGTTAACTTTCCAGAGATGTTTGAGCAGGCGAGGCAGGAAAATATTAAACTGTTCGATGAAGGTAGAAAGTTATACTACGAAAATGGAATTAAAGGATGAAATGGCAGGACACCCTTCTCCAGAAATGTTACAACTGCATAGGCACAGGCGGGGGGGAGGTCAGGGTAAAGTTCGTTCCGAGGCAAAGAGAGAACATAAGTTTCTTGGTTCCGATTATAGAGAGTTATCCCTTGAGTCAGAGTATCTGTGAGGAAATTGAAGTAAAGATTGAAGATTAAGTAATGTAATCGTCCGAACTAACTAAGGGCGGTTTTTAGGGTTTGTCCCCTAAGAGCCGCCTTTTTTATTTATGACAAAATTCAAGATGTCAAAAGAAGAGATGTTGGAAGATTTGCTTAAAACTCAACTTTTAACTCTAGAAAAAAGGTTTGAGAAAATAAGGGATGGATCCGAAGAGGCAAGAAATGTTGCCGTGGTAGCCCTTGGTGAGATAAAAAGATATACCCAGGAAATAGAGAGAAGATTTAAAAATGCCGATAGATAAAGCATATATAGACAACCTTATCAAGTTCAATCTCTCGTTCTACGACTTCTGTCGAGATTGCCTAGGTTACAAGGATATGAACGATATCCACAAGGAGTTATGCGACTTTATGCAGAAGGACATTAGTAAGTTCAAGTTAGTCCTTATGCCCAGATATACCTTCAAGTCCTCCATAGCCACGGTGGGCTACGCACTCTGGCGGTTGGTGAGAAATCCTGATGAGCGGATACTTATTTACTCGGATGCCGCTACAAAGGCTACTGGATTCCTGACATCGCTTAAGGCGCACATCACGGGCCAGGTGACTGACTCTAAGTTCAGGGAGAATTATCCGGGTTGGGAGTCTGACATTAAAAGTGGCAAGTGGAACGAGAACCAGATAGTCGTGTCGGTGAGAAAAACCACAAGGCCAGAACCCACCATAGACACGGGCGGAACGGAGACCAGCAAGGTCGGCTTCCATTATGACGTGATTATCTTTGACGATATTGTGTCTGATAAGAATATTACCACCAAAGACCAGATGGACAAGGTTACTGAGTGCTACAAGAAAGCGTTGTCTTTACTGCGCCCGGGCGGGATGGTGCTTATCGTAGGCACACGTTGGCATTTCGGCGATCTATACGGTAGGATTATCGCCGAGAATAAAACCAAACATAGCTTCGGGGTATTCATCAGGCAGGCGGAGAAGGAAGGAAAGTATTTCTTTGATAACATTGGAGAGAACTCGCTTACACCTGAATTTTTAAAACAACAGAGGACAGAACAAGGGAGTTATATTTATTCGTGTTTGTATCAAAATTCTCCAGTAGACGACGAGACTGCTATCTTCAAGGTTACGAATTTTGCTTTCTATGGCGAGATTAAGAATGATGACCTTTACATCACCGCCACCGTTGACCCCGCAGGCAAAGGAGAGGACTTTACCGCTATTACCATGGTAGGCACGGACAGCAATATGGATATGCATATACTCGATATTGTCAACGAACATTTGCAACCCTCGGAGATAGTCGAGCATATAGTCCGCCTGCAATATGAATATAGTTTTGGCATATTGGGGGTGGAGACGAATTTCTTTAGGGGTATGCTTGAGTATGAGATTAAGCGGCGCAGGGATGAGGAGCATAGGGAGAACCCAGAGGATTTTAAGTTATTCGGTATCCACGAGTTCACCGCCTCAAGCAGGGACTCGAAATTCAACCGTATTCGTGCGTTGCAACCTTACCACGAAAGAGGGGCATTAAAATTCCCTGGGGATAGTTTTGCGTTATTGAAAGGGGCGTTTAGTGAGTTGGCGTGGCAGATGATACAGTTTCCATCTGCGCCTCACGATGACATTGTGGATAGTTTGGCGCAGCACCTGCCAATTATCCGCAAGGGGGGTTTGGTCAAAAAAGCGGAATTGCCTTATAACAGTCCCGCTTGGCTTGAACGCAGAAGTTGGGAAAAAGAAGTAGAACACAATATGGGATTGCCGAGAAGGTTACGGAGAGAACCTTTGGATTTGGCATTTAGTTAATTATGGATGAAAACGAAGCAATAGAATTACTTGGTAAGTTAAAAAGTTTTATGGAGAATACGAATAAGCAGATAGAAACCTTGATTATAATGAAACCGATATATTTTAAAGAACATAATAAGGAGGCTTCAAATGGCAAAGAAAGAAGTGGAGAAAGAAGTAAAAAAGGAAGAGACAAAAGAAGTTAATGAAAACATTTTAAGGGAAGAGTCTGGACATTTAAACGTTGAAGAAAGGTAAAGAGCAAAATGAATATATCTAAAAGATGGTTGAGGATGGCAGAAGTCTATATCCTGTTCACCAGGGAAAAAAGGATAAGGTGGCTTCCTGAAAAGAAATACGAGGTATACGAATATACTCCTGAACTTAACTTTAGCGAGAAAGCCAAGGAAGAGGCCTATCTGTTTGAAAGTAGCGGTATAGGCAATCTGGAAGAAAAGATTTTTTCCGATGATAAGTCCAATGGCTATCTTTATGGGAAAAGGATGATGGATATAACCGTAAAAATGTGGAAAGAGGACATCCCGAAAGGTTTGTTGTTCCTTTACGAACTTTATAACGATAAGTTCCCTCATTGGTGGTTAAACAAAATATTCAACAGAAAAAAGGCGGCAATATGCTTCCTATAACTGACGATGAAGTAAAACGCTGGCGGATAGAGATTGACCAGGCGGAGAAGTTCAGGCAGGATGAATTTGGTTCCAATTCTAAAGGTGAGATAAAGGGTGTCGGCGAGAATATCGGATATTTTGAGAAGGGTTTTTCCGCTCGATACCTTGAGGATTATTCTAAGATAGACCCTAACTACCTCGTGCCTTTGAATATAATCTATCCCATAGTCAAGAATATAATCCCGTCGCTATATTACAAAAATCCCTACATCGTGGCGATACCCAAACGCAAACAGGACGAGGACTCATCGTCTTATGTTTCGGCGATAGTAAACCATTTTTATAAACAGGTTGACGTAAAGCGGATAAATCAACAGATTATCTTTGATACTTATGTTTTGGGTATGGGAGTTTGTAAACTTGGTTATGCCACAAGATTTGGTATGGACATTGAGGACGCGGAGTTAGAAAAAAAGCGGCAACAGGAAAAGAAAAAGGGTCTGCTTGAAATGCTGGGTTTGAGGAAACCAAAAACTCCAGAGGAGTTGCCCAAGAATATAGACCTTAACGAATTCATCATCGCCGAGAACCCTTATGTTACTTGGGTCAGCCCGTTTAACTTCGGCATAGACCCGATGGCGAACTCTATCTACGAGGCGAACTATGTCTATGAAAAAATAATTACTACTTTAGATAAAGTTAAAGGGAATAAGAATTATAAGAATACAAAAGATTTAAAAGGGATGGATTTAGAACCGACATATCAGAAGAACATTCCCTCCACCCAGATAGAAAAATTCAAGCCGATAGAACTTTACGAAATCCACTATAAGACCGAAGATGGCATAAACATCTTGGTTCTGGCTAAAGACCAAAGCGACTATGTGGCATTGAGGCACGACGAGTCAATTTATGAGATAGACGGATTCCAATATGAGGTTTTAACTTTCAACAAACACGGACATAAACTTTATCCTAAATCCGAGATAGACATTACTAAACCCTTGCAAGACAGGATAAACAACACTTTTGAAAACATCCTTGAGCAATTAGATAAGTTTATGACCAAGTTAGCCTATGACGAAACAGGAGTTACCGAGGCGGGAAAGAAGGCATTAAGAGATGGTATGCTCGGTTCGTTGGTTGCTTGCAATAAGAACCCAAGTGAGGCGATTAAAGAAATTGCCTTCACCCAGATCAAAGGTGATTTGATGGTTCTTATTGACAAAATGGTTGATATGATTTCATTAGAGACAGGTATTACAAGAGCAATGCTTACCGGGTTAACTTCTGCTGAAACCGCCACCGAAGCCCAGATAGGCCAGGCAGGGCAGAATCTGCGTATTTCCGATAAGGCAGATATGGTAGCGGACTTCTCAAATAGACAAGGCCGCAAACTTTGGCAGATAATTAGGCAGTTCGTTGACTTAGAGGAAATTGAGTTAATCACTGGCGATACTGCCTTTGACGATGTTACGGGAACACCCCGTTATTCTTGGTTAGCTCCTATTGATAAGGATATTAAAGGAAAACTTATTACTGGCGAATATGACTTCCAAATAGAAGTCGGTTCTACCCAGAAACCTGACTTGCCCGTTTTAAGAAAACAAGTTGAAAATATGGTTAACATCCTTGGGGGTAAGGGTGTATTGGAGGCATTTGCGGCGCAGGGTTACAAAATAGAATTAGCGGAAATATTTAAGAAATATCTCCAGATGTTCCCAGATGTGTTTACAAATATCTCAAGGATTATAAAACCGATACAAGTTCCTCAACAGGCGATGTTACCGCCACCGCAAGGTGGACAACCTCAAGGGACAGGCGGAGCGGGGGTAGGCGCAGTCCCGCAACAGAGGCAGGCAAATCCGCCTACACCTGCGGATATTATGTCAAGTATTGGTGGCGAAAAAGGCGGAACTATACCTTTGGCGTGATGGCACGATACCTTTGGAACGAAAAGATGCACCAGTTAGAAAAAATAGATGATGGGTTCAGAGATCCCAATGCGGGGCTTAATGGGCCTGTATACTGTCCGGAAGGTGGTTATTTTGATATGGTCTTAAATAAGAAGTTTGAGACCAAAGGAGAAAAACGTACATATATGCGTGAGAATGGATTAAAAATGCAAGGAGGCAATAGACCGGCAGAAAAGAGA